CCTGCAAGTAATCATCGACTTCGGCTTTATCTAATGCTGCATACGCATCGCTCTTATCCTGTACGTCGCCCATCACTTGAAGGCTGTAGTAAAGGGAGGTTTGAGGTGAAAGTAACCACTCTTCTATGAAAGGTATATCATATGTCACTACATCTGACCATGAATTAAAGGAATACCCGTGAAGAAGTCCCGTGTTGTCGAGCATTATCATCAGTTGGTCTGCTACACGCTTATATGCGTCCCATCCTACTTCCGAGGCGATCTCAACATCGCCGTATTCATAATGTTGTACTCCAAAAGTACCGCTGTCACGATCAACAGAGCGTGCTATTGGAGGTGCTATTTCTGGCGTAGCTGTTAAGCCATCTAAAGTCTTACTCTTGTAAGAACAAGAAGCTGTAGGAGCTATAGCAAACGCTCGATCCATGTTATTGTGACGTGCTATATAAGCAGCGCCTTCTATTGCCTCCTTTAAATTCCAAGCTACATCATGTGCTTCTGAATTAGTAACAGGAGTTTGTTTGTTGATCTCTTCTAATGCATAACCAAATTGCTCATAAGTTATACCTTCTCGTCTGAGGAAGTTGGATAAGCCAAGCATTCCGAGCCCGACTTGCCTATCGATGTCCGAGGGTAAGTATTCTCCAGTCCCTCCAACACCTGTTCGGCCATGGAGATCGCACAACTCGGACATACCTTGAGCGAAAGCCTTTTGTAAGTCCCGTGGTCTACAAGCTGAGAGATTGACATGCTGGAGCAAGCATGTTCCTCGTGAGGGCAAATAAACCTCAAGGCAGACGTTGCCGTAAATTCTTTTTCCATGTTGATATTTTATTTTGTTAAGCCAGATGTCACCGGATTTGATTCCGTGAAGGATGGCTGCTTTAACTCCGGCATCTGTGGAGTTCCAGAGTCCGGCATCGAGGTCGACACACCTTTTAATCCACGGAGCATCAGCCCTTGGAAGCTGCACGAACTCAATAATATCGGGGTGATTAATATCCAAATGGGCAACAATCGCCCCATTCTTATAATGCCCGCCCCTGCGTAGTGTTTCATTTAATGTTGAATAAATTTTTGCAAATGAGACTGGACCACTGGCTGTTAAACCTCTTCCATTCTCGTGACCTTTAGGTCTGAGTTTTGATAGATGTATTGCACACCCTGCCCCATGCCTCAATGCATGTGAAGCAAACTTCCAGCTAGCTTCGATGCCTTCTGGACCTTCCATGGAGTCCTCAACGACAAATACCGTGCATGATACTGGTAGGCGTGATTCTGGATTATCCAACCATGATTGGACCCGACCAGTGCGAGATATAAGTTGTGCGGTCATTTTAAAATAAATCTTCTAAAGTTGGTGGTTTATAATTTGGTCCTTTTAGAACCTTTCCATCTTCTCTATATATTGGTTTACCATCTTCCCCTAATTTAGACATGTTACTTTTATGTACTCTATCTAAAGCTTCATCTAAAAACCAACCCATATTTTCAGCATATTGATAACATACATATACTAAATCAGCTAATTCTTTCAGGCATTCTTCTTTAAGATTCCTGCCATGTCTGAATAGCATACCATCAGCTTCGAGGAATTCTTTAAATTCTTCTACAATTAAATCCTTTTGATACTTCCTAACTGGTGGTGTTGGATCACTTTTAAGGTTATATTTCTTACGAAATTCCTTAGCTTGATCTGTTAAGAATGATTTTTTCATTTGGGTAATAACACTCCAAACATAGGTAATACATCAGCTTGTGGTTGTGGCCACTTATCAATTAAATTCATTAAAGAATTAGACAGAACAAAGTTCTGCTTCTGTAAGGCAAGGAAAACAGTAGCAAGGTCTTTAATATCGACCTCACCACTATTCAATCTATCTTCAATTAGCCTCATTTTTAGATCCTGCTCCATCGTCAATCGTGTAACTGGAGGAGGGGGACCATAGTTTTGGTTGTTTTTTTGTGAAGTCATAATCATCAGCTGTTAAAATCCTAGCTAGTCTAGCATTAACTAGAGCATCTTCTTCAGTTAAACCTTTATTTTCAAAGGCATTAACTACTGTTTTCCATGAACAACCATTTTCTTTGAATAAAGATTCGGCACGTTTGACTCCAATTCCTGGGACTCCTCCGTATCCATCTGTTTGATCACCTGCCAAAGTTTGAGTAAGGTGCCACTTAGCTCCCTGCTCAGGCGTTATTGTGAAAGTCTCATCAAAGTTATATAGTTGGCCAGGTATTTGTTTCATATCCTTATCAGGAGAAACAATCATATTACCTGGAAATTTAGTAGCATATATACCCATGGTATCGTCTCCTTCTAATGTAGGTTTAACGATAACCTTATACTCTTCTTTAAGAGCTGATATAATACGCTTATAACCGCAAGGTTTCTTACGATTACGATGTCCTTTGTATTCGGGTAGAATTTTTTTCCTGAAATTTTGACTGTCAGAAAAGAACAGTATCATAGAAGAGAATGTCCCAAACTTGTTCTTAAGCTTGGTAAGTTCTCGTTGTGTCGCATTGTATGCATCACTAAAGTTAGAAGTGACAAGGATAACATCGTCACCAAAGTCAACTTCAGTCTCCGCTGCAGCACACGACTTATATACGATGAAGTCCGCATCGATTAATAATTTCATAGGTTAATGGGTGTCTGCCCATGTCAAGCCATCTTTAGCTTCAGCTGCGATAGGGCATCTTAAGTTATAATACTCACCTGCTTGTACAGCTGAAAGCTCAAGGAGAAATTTCAAATCTTCTTGATCTTTTTCCTCGGCTTCAAATTGTAGTTCATCATGAATGAATGCAAGCTGGTTAGCAGATTTTGGTAAATTTTCATGGGTTAAAACCATCCATCGTTTTGCAATGACCGCTGAGGATCCTTGAATTAAATAGTTAACGCTTTTATGTTTTGAATCACATATAAGTTTACGTCTATCAATACCTAAGACGTAACCTTTCTCACTAGCTTTGTGTACTGCTTCCAAGAATTCTTTAAGACCTGGGATGGCAGCGACATAAGCTTTACGAATTTCTTTACCTTTCTTCTGCGCCTCGTCCTCGGAAAGTAATGGGTCATAGCTATATCCTAATTTCTGGTTTCCGCCCCCATAAAGAAAGCAGTATGTAATTGTCTTTACTTGCCTACGAGATACTCCAATTTTGTCAGCATTTTCTTGGTGTATGTCCCCTTCGAGAAGCACTTTAGCGTATCTCCCTCCATCATATCTACCGAGATAGTGAGCAAGAACACGTAATTCAATCCCGCTAAGATCAGCAGCAACCATACGCCGACCTGGTGTAGCAGTAAATAAACGTCTGAACCTTTCATCACTTGGCACCTGTCCTAAATTTGGAGATCGGTGGGCGCAACGAAAAGTTTGTGTTGCGGTTGAACAGTGGTGGTGAATCCTAGATTTCGTAACAAGCTTCTGCCATGCGTTCACGCCTTCGGATATCATCCCTAACTGCTTCGTCAGATTCAGTAGTGTCAAGAACTGAAGAGCAATATCCGTCCCAAGTTCTTTTAAGACGGTCTCGTCTATAACTGCCTTCCCTGAAGCTGTCATTGATGACGGAATCCAGCCATAGTGTGTTTGTAAGATCCATGATATGTGATCCCTTGATGTAGGATTGAACTCCTTTAATTTAGTGAGTGTAGCTCCTTCAACGTATCCTGTTCGAGCATTAGTTCGCTTAGGAGTAAATTCTGATCCTTTGACGAAAGGATACCTGTTTCGTAGTAACTGCGTAGTCTCTTCATATTCTCTTCTGAGAGTAGATTCAAGTTCCCGTGCAGCTTGTTCATCAAAATACCATCCATGAATCTCCTGTTGTGTAAGTATTTGAGCTACCTGATGTTCTAATGTGACCCATTCAGGTATGGTAGGAAATGCTTCCATAATTTTTTGGTAACATTAACGTCTTGAACGCAATAGTCTTCCATTTCTTGAGACCAATTCTTCCAGTCGGTAGTTTGTGCAAAGCTTCCTTTGTATTCACCGAGTCTGTATCCATAACTCTCTAGACTATGGCGTCCATATAATTGTAATGGCATATGTTTCCACGTTCTTTTCTTATCTATTTCAAATAAGTTAGGATGATAGAGCCTACTAAGAAGCAGAGTGTCCACAATAGATCCGATAGGGCTAAAAAAGGGGTAGATCCTATGGATAATAGGCAAATCGAAACCAATGATGTTATGGCCAATAATCTGATCAGCCATTTCGATGTGTTGGATAGCTCTAACGATAGGTGATGACATACCTTTTCCAGGTGATTCATCATTGTAGGTCTGCGTAGTACCATCTTCGAGGTAATGGAGTACAGCACAGTGGATGTGGGTAGCATCATTTAGTAGTCCGTTTGTTTCTAGATCGAATATCACTGGACCTATTCCAGTGGTAGGTTTTGTCTTTGAATTGGGCACGTTTAACTGCCTCTTCTGTTGGTGGGTTAGGTTTATTCAATTTTAATGGTTCCTTCCATTCCATTACTGGACTCTTGGAAGCATGTTTATACCATGGATGTTCATACCCGCCTTCAAAAATCCGAGGCTGGGTTGAAAACTGGTGATTCCGAAGTTTCATATTCAGTGAACCGTGAAGTGGATAAATCAAATTTTATTTTTCCAGCGAAACCTGTTTCGCCTGAATAACGATTCTTAATGATTCTAAGAGTCGTGACATCTCGTTCAGACTCGCTCTGCTGATTTCTTTCGAGGGCAATGACTTGATCTGATAATTGAGCAATGCCCGCAGATCCTCTGAGCTGACTAAGGGACACTCTACCTCCCTCTTCGTGCGAAGTCCTATCATTATTACTTCTCCTTAAATGTGATACAAGGAATAATGATATCCCTGTACGTTCGACTAAGCTTCTCAGCCTTGTCATAGTTTGATCTATAGTTCTACGTTCATCACCTTCTAATCCACTTAATAATATAGATAAATGATCTAAGAAGATGACCTTTGTGTCGAGACCCAGAGCGAGATATTCGCAACGGTTATATATGATATCAGGATCATAGGAGCCAAACCCATCAAAAAGATACAAATTCCAGTTGCCCAGAGTTTCATTGTATATATTCTCAAGAACTTCTCGTGAGTGTTCTCCGATGTGTAACGCTTTTCCTGCATGGGTACTCATCAATCCGAGTGCGGTTCTACGATTAGATTCCTCAAGCGCCAAGTAGCCGACCCGTACTCCTTGCTGTAAAAGGTGAGTTGCAAGTTGCCTACAGAACGTGGATTTTCCTTGACCAGATCCTGAAGTAATCGTTGTAAGTTCCTGATACCTGATACCGTGAAGTCGTTCTTGTAAGCCTTTGAAGGGGTAGTCATGATCTGCTGGTGGTGTAGGTGTAGTTACTATTTCTAGTAAAGATTTTCCGTCAACTATACCATCCGGTCTGTAAGATTTAGCATCCCAGATAGCTTTACGAATAGCTTCTGAATCATTTGCTTGTAACGCTTCCGAGGGGTCTTTGTAACCCTCAAGTCTAGCAATCTTAGTTTTGCCTGGTGGGAGTACCGTAGCAGCTTCCTCTGATGCCTTACGTCCTGCTTCATCTCCATCAAAGAAAAGTACAACTTCCTCATAACCTTGGAAGAATGGTATTTGCTTTTGTATATCCTTTTTCGCAGATGCTGCTCCATGTGGTAGAGATACCATTGGCCAACCGCCCATAGCTTCATAGCAAGACGCAGCATCTAGTTCACCTTCAGTAACAACAATACGTTTACCAGTATTAGGAAACCTATGCTGACCGAATAAGGTATCAGTGGAAACTCCTTCATAACGGAAGTCTTTTTGTTTTGTTTTAGTTTTTATACCTTTTAATATACCTGATTCATCATAGTATGGAAACTTTAATTCATTACCATCTACATATATTTGATAGAATTTATTAGTCTTCTCAGATATATTCCTTTTATGCAACCGTTCGGCTGATCCAGTAAGGTATACTGATTTTGACATTTGGTTATTGTGAATAACATCATTACTGCCTGTTCGATTATGACAAACAAAGCAGTAAGTGTGTCCATCAGAATACAAAGAATTTGCATCTGATGAACCGCAATTACCGCAAGGCAGGTGCCTTACGAATTCGTTGGTTAGATTAACCATTCGAGTGGAATATTATGGTATGACGTCCAAGGTATGTCATGTTTATCACACCATTGGGCATACGTTGTTTTACTTTTCTTACTGATTGTATTATAAGGTGATTGGAATACCATCCTTATATCTGCATCTGGGTTTCCCTTCTTAACAGCAAGGATTTTTCTTCTGTCGGTTGGATCCCAGTATCCTTTTGCTTCAAGGTAAGTATAGTTTGGGAGAACAAAATCAGGAGTATAAGTATGCTCAATTGTATAGCCAAGTTTCTCAGACTCATACTCATAAGATACTCCCAAACCTTCCAGTAAATTAGCGATATTTTCTTCAAGCTTAGACCTGAATTTAATGTTCTTTTTATTTTTTAATTTAGCAAAGGCTTTCTTTGCCCATTCAAGAGATTCTTCTTTAGAAGTCTTCTTCTTCGTCATTGGTGGTAGGTGTTACGTTTGGATCTGCTGTTTTGAATCCTGCTGTAGTACCGAATAGTTCTGCTACTTCCGTAGCGTCTAAGTCCCCAGTATCTACACCAGCTTCACCTTTCACTGATACAACTTGAACACCAACCAACTTGAGAGAACTACCATAGGTAACCCCATCCCGTAGAATATAAGGCTTTTGATAGAAACCCAGTTTAACAGTAGATCCTGCATATAAAGGAGTTTTAGTGTCAGTTACTTGTACACCTTCTGTGTCAACAACAGGTGGACGATTGTCCTCATTCCATGAGAACTTGATTTTATACTTACCTTCTGCAACTTCTTCCCATGGCTCAGGTTTTAAAGTACTGCGCTTGGGATTTTTTAATTTTGACTCAGCCCATTTAAGAACTTCAGTCCGTTCTGTTTCTAACGTATCGATAGTGTTACTATCTACTATAGCCGAGAGAGAATATCCAAACTTACTAGGTGCTAGTATAGCTTGAAACCCTTCAAGTTGTACAGGTTTGTCAGTTTTGTGTATGGTTCTAGGCACCAGTTAAAGCCTCCTCTAGAGATTCAGGTTCCTTAGATGGTTGGAGTGTTTTTACTTCAGCATCTAACTTATCATAGAACTCTTGTAATTGTTCTATCCGTACCTTAACTTCTAGTAGTTGCTTTTCTTTAGCCTTGAGTTCTGCTGCTTTTAGCCTTTCTTCAGACACAACAACTATTGTTGGAGGTGCAAAGAAGCTATCGAATAATGAATACATTTAACAAAAGAAATAAGTGGAATCAATTACTGACTCTGGTTTAAGATCGCCAATAATTGGAGGGTCAGTCTCTGCCTCAATTTGAGTAGCAAAGTCCGTTAAGTAATCATGCTCTGCAAATAGATACATATATGTTTCTCTAACAATAGTTGATAAGAGACTCATATCTGTAGCTCTACTTAATACTGAATCATGTATCAATGCTATAGGTGCATCGAATCGGTTAACACTTAAATGTAATAGTGATGCATCAAGTGAATGTATTAAGTTAGGAGCAGTTGCTGCTTTATGTCTAGATATATCTACTTTATCTCCATCTTCAGTAGCAACAGTAAGTCTACATCGACCTAATAATTTAAGGTCAACTGTCTCTACTTTCTTCTTCATTAAGCATTGAGATACAACGAAACCAGATGGTGTTACCCATACTAGTCTATCTGTACCACGCTTAATAGTCTTTGCTACTTCTGTTTCGATCCATTTCATAACTGAAAGACAACCTGGAACTACTTCAGCCATTGCCTCTCTAACTGCTCTAACAGTTAAAGTAAGATCATCTTTGGAGATTTCAACACCTTTCTCTTCTAATGCGTCCTTGATGTATGACCTATTACTAAATGGTTTAGCATTATATGGTATGGTCATGACGGTGCGTTTGACACACTTACGATCCCAGTGTTCACGCAGGTTTTCAGGGATGTTATCTTTACATCTATCTGCTACTACTGCATATGCGTCTTGTGGTCTATCAGAAGGCAACACATTGACGAGTTGTGCTGTACTGCGGTCACGAGCTAATCCAGCTAGAATCTGGAGACCACTACATGTAGCGTCTGTTGCTACTAATAATGATGTGTGCGTCCTTGTCTTAGTAACGACACAATTGTAATATTCCTCACAACTGGCGAGGAACTGCCATGGTTCCTCAGCGCTTTCCCAATCAGGTAGGTTACCAATAGGATCAGTAGCTACCCTCGTTATTGTGAATAAGTTATCTTTAACCCATTGTTGTCTTTCATCCCAAGTACTTTTATCCAGACCCCAGCATGTTGCACATTGGAAAGCTAACCATTTATGTGCATCATGTGTGACAGGAGCTGCATCAGCGCTGACCAATAATGATTTACCAAAGTCGGTATCTTGTGGAGTAAGAAATGCGGGTATAGGATAAGCACGACCTCGGTAATCAAAAGACCAAGGTATATAGAACCTCTCACGATCTTTAAACCTCCTGACTGCTTCCATAGTCATACGTGTTCTGCATGACCGCCTAGTTTCTTGAGCTTGACGGTTTAAAACCTCAGCTGTTTTTCTCCTGTAATCCTTCCTTGAGTCCTTGTTCTCAGCTATATCTACTGGCTTAGGTGGTAGATCATAATGGATAATAGGGAGGAATTTTCCAACACTAATTTCTTTCTCTTGTAAAGTCTCAGCGACTTCAACTATAAAGGGATTTAGTTTATATCCTACCTTCTGTATCTTATTCAAGAAGGCTAGTGGTGTTTCTCCCTGTATACGGTGGCGCTCGCCTCTCCTTACAAGGTCGTGACCTTTCATGATCTCATTGAGCATATAACCGCCTTGTTCATCGTTACTCCAATCCCTTGGAGGGACTAGCATTGGCCATGCTAATGGACTGAATAGTTCAGCTGTATCCATCACCTGATCCTTAATATCTAAGAACTCAGCTGTAGGTAGTACATATGTAGTAGTTTTCCGTCCTTCTCTTATCTTTTCTTGAGTAAACCAACCACTAGATTTCATAATACAATCAAGTAACCAGCCTCCTAACTTAACACGCTTTGATCTACCCCATGCAACCCATGGTTCAACTTCACATCGATTCATTAAGGTACGAATTACTACAATCTTTTGGTGAGTACCTATAGATTTATGCCAGTAGTTAGTCTTAAGCGTCTCAAGTAATGCTGGTGCCTTAGTCTCATAGTGTCTCATTTGACACTCATCTTCGATAGCATGTCCTATAGAATCGCATACATTGACTGCAAAGTTGCTACCTTCCTTAAAGCTAAACACCTTATCAAAGGTCACCTTACAGGCGATTGCAGCAGCCGCTAAGGGCTCTAAATCCTTGAGGTATCTATGTATGTCCTTGAATGCTACACCAGTATGCCCTTCATGTATACGTTTAGTTGTATCCTCTATACGTTTGACTAATCTCGGTAATAGAGAATCGATAGATGCTATACCATATATAGTGGCAGATGCGTAGCTCTTATCCTCTAATTTAATAGTATTATCTTGTAAACGCTTGAGTCCTTGACTTACTTGTGTTCGTTCAAGTTCAACTTGTTCATCAATTAGCTCCTTTGGAATGGTTTTGGGCATAGATCTGTCCTATTTCATCATTGATTTGTTCAGTTAATAATACTTTAATCTCCTCATAATGTGGATGATCTTTACTTAATAAATCTAATGCTTGTTTCTCATAAGAATAGATTTCTTCAATCGTCTTCGTCATAATAATCCTCCGTTTTTAAGTTAACTATAGCAGTGTCACTACAAATAACAAAATCACTTTCACCTGATTCCATCTGTTTACTTAAAGCAAGTTCAGCTCTTAGTTTACTTGAGTACACTTTCTCTTTTACTTTACCAGTCCTGATGTTGTGTTCCCTGATTATACATTTAACAGAAGATGGTATCTCCCAACCAGCAACTTTCCAACTCATAAACTCATCGTATTCTATGCTGTCAAATAATTCAGCTGGTGTGTCCTTGTATGCTTTCCAGTTGTTAGGGTAATAAGGTTTCTTAGTCATTTAAAATACTTCTCTATTACTTGTACTTGATCTTCATAGTAAGCTATACGTTCAAGTTCATTTGTGATAGCTCCCATAACATCAGAATGTTCACCAATGCCAACAGGATTACTGAGGTATACATTAACATTGGCTTTGTGATAAGAAATTTCACCATGGGCATGTGATAATAGTGCTTTGATTAGTTCAGGTTTCATGTTAAACGTCGCAAATGGGTGTGATGTTGACTAGATAGTCATCCATGAGGCAAGCTTCTTCATAAGCTTCATAGGCAATTTCATAAACATCTTTGTCAGTGTTCATGATGAAATCCCGTCCAGATTCCAATTCAATGTGATACTTCATAGGGCTTCCAGTTATTGTGAATAAAAAAGAAGACGCTTCTTGAGCGCCTTGGTTCTTATCTTAGCTTGCCTCAGTGCTTGAGGTTTTAGCTTCCTCTTTGGGTGTTTCCCTGAATTCTTTTGCCAATTCGGGGTAATGTTCGAATACTCCATTGATAAACTTCTTAATAGTTTCCTGATCAATACCAGTAAACCGTACACTGTCACTGTAGTCTTGGCTAATAACAAGACCATCATGCTCTTTACACCAAAGGATTACTGGATCCTTGATATAATACTCATGAGTTGATTCAAAAGAAAGTGTCATAGTAAAAAGATAAGGATGGAAAGGGAAAGAATCCCTAAGCGGGTAATCGGATTCGAACCGATAACAATAGCTTGGAAGGCTACAGTTTTACCATTAAACTATACCCGCAAAGAACGGAGAGAGAAGGATTCGAACCTTCGATAAGTTTTACTTATAACTCATTAGCAGTGAGTCGCTTTAAACCACTCAGCCACCTCTCCTGTTATTGTGATTAATAATTATGATGAATGTTTCTTAATAGTATGTATAATAATACAACTATACATACCCATACTATGAATGTAGTCATTGTAAAGAATAACGATGGATGTTCATTGTAGCTGGTAAGTTAATACCACTTGGTACTGATTGCTCTTGTTCAAATACTTCAAGGCTTGCAATTGTTTCAATAAATTGCCAAACAGTGTCGTTCTTATATCCTTGAATGTTACAAGAGTTTTTAATCCAAAGCTCTTCATTTAGTTCACCGCCGTATGTATCAGCAATGTATTCAATGATTTCATCTTCGTACTTGTCAAAGAACTTGATGGTATCACCATAATATATGTGTTGGCTGCACACACCAGATTGACAGCCGTAACGATCAATCTCTTTGAAATCTTCAAGCGTGTATGAGTCCTTGATCTCTTGAATAGCATTCATAAAATGATAATTAATTGAACAAATGCACAATTAAGTGCAACGATCCTTAAGGGAATTGAACCCTTATCTCTTCTTAGACAGAGAAGTGTGATAACCATTACACCAAAGGATCAGGAAAAGGAGTGCTTGAAGCTGGTGTAGTTCTCATTCAAGCTTTCATACATAACTAAGAGGTTCAAATTAAAAGCGTATTCTACATAACTTAATTGAAGGTTTCCGCTACCCATGCCTTAGATTTTACAATGTCGCTGCTAAGACTCCTTTGAATAACATTGGCACGCCAGTAATATGTAGGCTCCGAATGTTATTAAATAACTACCATCATAACTCGAACCGAATCCAAGTAGTAACTAGGTAGGTGGTCTTACATCATCGTTCAATACCTAAGTGTTAGACCCTTGTTATTCAATACCGATTCAGCATTGGAATTGCCACTGTCTCGGCATTGCAAAAGTAATTTCTTTCTTTCTTAGGGTTTACATTAATAGCGAATGCCACGTTATTGTGAATTAAGTTTTAACTACACGCCAGAGTCGCACTGGCATCAGGTTCTATGATTGCAGTTAAAGATTAAAACATAAATCCTATTCCAGCAGTAATAAATAGCAACCAGAATAAAATCAATTGTTGATCTTTAAGGTCATCATTCTCTTTAGCCCATGTTAATGAAGATGCAAGAATATCATTGTATTCTCTATCTTTCATGTCAATGATTTTAATGAGTGAGTCCTTGGTTTTAGATGCGTAATTCATGCTGATAATTAAGATTTAGTAAAATGAACAGTTAGTATTACTTATCTACCAAAAGTGTAGCCTAGTTCATAAGAAACTAGCTCATCATTTAATAGGTTTGTATTAACCCACTGACCAAATGACTGTGCTTGATCTTCTAATAAAGATGCAATCGCACCTTTGTTAACATCGAAGTATGTATACTTACCGCCATTAGTATACTCAACTTGAGCAACTTGACGATCCTTGTCTACACTAAGAGCATTGATTGCAGATGATTCGATGTTAGATAGTTTAAGCATGATTTAAAAATAAAGTGTAATTAAGAAGGAAACTAATTGTGTTACTAATGCCCAACATTAAGGTTACATTAGTGTTCATATTGAGTCCTTCATTGACACAAACCGTTATTGTGAATGTGTCAAGGAAAGAGTCATTATTTCCAGAAAAACTCTTGACCATCAGCCTCAAGTTCATCGAGATAATTATAAACTTGTTCATGAATCTTTAAGCCTAAGTTATATAAATCCTCATTGGATTCAGCATAGACTAAATTCTCAATTAACAAGTCACATTCTTCTTGAGTTAGTGATAAGAACCGAGGTAAATTAACAGTTTCAACCATTGGATAATTCCTCCAGAGTTGTTAACATTTTCTCAGCCTCAGTATACTCCTTAATGTAACCATTGCCTTCAGCAAGGTTGTTAATAACATTCTGAGAAACTTCAACGGCTTTAATATTATCTTTTATAGATTGTGTTATACCTTGTTGTGAACGTAGCCACTGATTAATATGTCTAGATGTTGTTCTAGAATAGTAATCTTTGGTCCTAACATAACCTAACTCTGGATGATAACCAGCAACTGGTGTATCATAACTAAAGAATACTTCTGTACCGTCGATGTGATTAATGCAGGTTTGATTTGCACCAATTCTTGATAGTTTCATAACGCAATAGTTATTGTGAAATAAGGTGGACAATTTGATACATAAAGTATCAA